TGGAAAACGAATTGGTATTCCTGGGAGCGTAACAATGTTTGTAACTACAGAAATTGCACCGGGTGGCGGAATTTCTATTTTCATCTTTACTGTCGTCCAATATAAAACAACACCAGTTGCTATTTTAAAAGCTACATCTTTTAACGGCTTTCCTCTTCTCGCATCAAGCAGTGCAATGTATATATATTTTTCAAACACAGACTTATTAGCAGACAATATTCCATTTCCATATTGTTCTTTTCCCAATTTAATGTATGAGTCGTATTTGTCTGCCAACCACTCAGAAAGATCTTTCTCACTTTTTGCTTGATGACCCTTTAAATATGCTGTAAGTTCTTGTTGAAAATTGTTCCAAATTATTGGCATAAGTTATTTTTCTATAATATAATATCATTTGATTTTGACAATATAGTAGTCAATGATATTGTGACAAGTTACAATGTTTTATTTTGTTTAGATAAAATTTGTCTTAATTTAGCTCTGATTTTAGCATATTTTGGTGCGTTCTTCGGAGGTGAACTTTCACCAGCTCCTGTCAAATGTGTTTCAGCAATCAATTCAGCAAGTAAATCATCTAAAATTTCAACTAATGTATCTCCCAAAACCATTCTTTCTGTAGCATTCTTGCCCAGAATGATTTCTTTACTATCTACATAGGTTCCATTTTTGGCTGTTATATTTAGTTTGTCTAATGTGCTTAAACCTATGTTTTCTGATGAATCTATGGCAATATACCCATTAGTATTCAATGCTATTCCCTTGTTGGCAAATGCTAAAATCTCTTGTTGCTTTGCATTCCAAATTATTCTATCTGAATTGATGACAATTTGATTTCCTTCAAATGTGTTTGGTGCGTTTCTAGCAGATTTCAAATAATAACTTTTGCTTTTTGTAACAGGATTCAAATCAACAACTTCATCAGCAGTAATCCAAATTGAGTTTTGATCATCATTTATATTTTCAATATACGGTTCTAATGGAACTGTTTTATCAACATCAACTGATTGTCCAATTGTCATTTTAATGACTGGTGAATTTGTTTGAGGGTTGTTTCCAAGTCTTATATTGTTTCCGAATCTACCTCTTATAATTACATCGCCCTCAAAAGGCAATAGTGGCTTTATTTTTTGACTATTGTCTTTGAATGTATCACCTAAAACATCTTGTTTTTCTTGTTGTTTTTGTGGCAAATTGGATGAAGAAACTTTTTGATATTGTTCAGTGTTGTCTTTGTTGTCTTTTTGTGTTGATTCACTTGCACCTGGGACTGCATTGTGATTGACATTGTTTGAATAATTTAATGTATTAATATAAAAGTATCTTCCCAAAAACTGAATTAAATTAACAATCTCCTTTTTTACTGGATATTGAATCATAGCTGGATTGGCAGGCCATGCCCAGATTAGTATGTCATCTGACGCATCTTTTTGTCTATCAAGCAATCTAACTTTTGCTTTTCCCAAATCATCATTGCTTGAAAAGTTTGGGTGATCTTTTGAATAAATTACGTCAACAACTTCAGCAGCATCAAATTGATAATACTCATCTCCACTTGACAAACCGCCCCAAGTTGATGTTATTGAAACATCATTTGATAAATTAAATCCTGTGCCGTATTGCAGAGTAGCTCCTTCAAGCTTCGTTTTACGCCTCATCTATTGCTTGTATCACTTTCTTTTCTTCATTCTTAATTGTTGACTTGGCTTGCTCAACCATTGTTGACAGCTTTTCAATTTTTTCATCAACATCAATTTCGTTCTCATTTTTAGCTCTGTTTAAGAGTTCTCTTTTTTCTTCTAAAGAAAACAATTGAGTTGGGTCACCAGTAACTTCTTTTTTGTCTAAGAGTTTTTGAATGATAGCAGCTAATTTAACTAATTGCTCATCATTCTTCACAGATATTTCAAGAACTTCTTTTATAATTGGCAATAGTAATGAAGCACTTGAAACATCTTTTAAAACATCTTTCACATTATCAAGAATGCCATCTATTTTAACTTGTTTATGTTTTGAATTGTTATAAATGTCTGAAAACACATCAGACAAACTCTTGTCTTCGAAAATTTTTGTATCTTTATCAATCATTGTTGGTTTCTATTAGTGGATGAATAACATTATATATAAATATCATTTAAAACAAAAAAAGCCGGCTTTTGACCGGCTTTCATAACAAGAAACATTAATTTTCAATTTTATGTTCAATATGACCAAACTCTAAATAATCATCTTTAACTTTTTTATATATTCCTCTAATCTTATCAAGAACTATTGTAATTTGAGTTGCTTTAAGGTTTGTCATATCTCTCAGCATTATATAAATATTTTTCTTACTATAATTTTCAATTGAATCATAGTTTTGAAGCAACTGTATTATAGCATTTGCAATCTTTTTTTCATTTGGTTTCTTAAACATAATATCTAAGTTTTCTTCTAGATATATTATAAAATCTTCAATGAAGCTTTGATAATTATCTCTCAATACTTCATGATCAATATGATAGTCTTCAATATCGTCAAAAACATTCTGATCATTGCTGTCTTCTTCTTCTGCATTGATACTAAAATCAGTTTTCAGTTTTTTATAACTACTATCATTATTTATGATTAAATAATTTTTTGCTGCTTGGCCAAAGTATGAATATGCTTTTCCCTTTGTTTGATCATACTTGTCCAAATTAAGAATTAAATGAGAAACTACATCAGCCTTTTTATTGCTAAACTTGTCAGTAATATATGGAAACTTAAAAGTGTTAATAATATTTTCTGCTAATTTTTCTATTGCATACTTTATATTATCATTATAGATTTGATTTCTTATTGTTTGATCAGTTTCTTGATTATATAATACAATAGCTTTTTCTACAGTTTCATCAAAATAAAATTTACTTCTCTTCTTCCTTTTCTTCTTCACTTGACCCCTCTTCCATTATTTGAGCAATCTGATTGTTGAGTTCTGTAATCTGAAATTTGAGCGTTTTAAAAAACCAACCAACATCATCATCTGCTTCGAATATTTGAAGCCTGTCAATGTTATGAAGTTTATCTAATGCAACAGTCATCCATTTTACTATTGCATTTAATTGTGAAATATGAGTTTCTTCTGCTTTTTCTAAAAGATTCTCATATGTATTTAATTTTTGAGATTGATTATATATAACATAAAGTAAAACAATAATAACAACCCCCAAGAAAATTTCAAGCATAAACTACTCCTTTTTGAAAAAATCATCAGCAATTTTCTTCACAGACTCTGAAGCTGGCTTACTTTTCTTTGTTGATTTTTTCGTTATTTCTGACTCTTTGAATTGATCTCTTTCAATTGACATTGCCATCATATCAGCATGATGTAGAACGATTGGTAAATTATCATCAAGCTGTTTGTATTCACTGTAGCCTTGTAAATAATTTTTATTTCCCTCATCATACATTCCATCATGTAATAATATTGCAATAGTTTCAGTTTGTGAAACAGAAATTCCATAATGATTTAATAACCAAAGACTCCTGTCAGGCACAGACATGAATCTAATTTTTGGATTAATCATGTAGATTTCCCCTCGATCTTTTCTCCATTTTTCATTATGTTCAATGTAGTATTTCTCTTCTAGATCACCAATTTTTCCCAAGTCATGATGCAAAGCTGAAAAAACTAATTCTTCATCAGAATAGCTTCTTGTTGCTCCATTCTCAGTCCATAATTTGTCAAGCAGAATTGAAAAATTAACTACATTCAACACATGAACTAAATATCCCCCAGGAAATGCTCCATGGAAATATTCTTTATAGCTTGCAGGACAATAGAGAATTCTGTCTTGCAAATCATTGTATAACTTTAATAGTCTTTCTTTTCTTTCACCACTAAAGCTTTTTTCAATAATAGCAATTAGTTTTTCCCAATATTCTACTAACTGCTCTGGCGTTAAGTTCATATAACCCTCACTTTTTTATTTTTAATATACAATCATTTTTTTTTATTTCTTCAATAGTATACTCATCATATTTTATGAATTATTTTCTACTATGTATTCTATGCCATTGTTGTTCATCATTAAATCTAATGTAATTGACAATTGCATTTAATACAACACAAGCTTTTAATTCACTATTTGGATTGTCAGCCATGTCACACGCACAAATATCAACATGACCATCTTTGCATTTATGTCTTATAAATGTAACCCAATTTTCAGTTTTAATTTCCATTATGAATTAATTGCTTTTACATATCTTTTTGTTTCAGCTGGCCATTGGCTTTCTGGTTTTCCACTATTATATCTTCCAGCCACTGTTCTCCAATCATTGTATTGATTAAATAACCAAGCAATATATTTAATTCCTAGTTTGGCATTCAATCTTATATCTGACAGTAGTAATTCGCGTGTAAGAGGAAAATAATCGTCATGCATATCTTTTCCTGTAGACAATAAAACTTGAAATGGCCCAAGTGCATTTGCATGCGATTTTTGTTTTGGATTATAATTTAAATGATTTGGGCCTTTATATCCAGTTTCTTCTCTTAATGTTCTAAATGCATACCACTCAGGAACATTATACACTTTGCAATAATATTTTGTGTAATGATACAGTTGAACACTCGGTGGACTGTCTTTCACCAAATTAAATAATAATTCTGCTTTATCAATGCTATCTACACTTGTCACTCTTGACATGGGATTTATTTTGTTTCCAACTGTAAAACATAATAGCATTGACATAATTAACGTAAAGTATAAAAATCTCATATTTTTTGTCTCCTTCAGATTATTGCTTTTTCTTTTTATCAAAAATAGCATCATAATTTTTCTGTTCAGTTTTCATGATTTGAAAATGAAAAACTTTACTTAAACTATCCTTAACACAATAATCAATTTCATTTGTTTTTCGATTCCATAACATAAAGTCGCCCGTCTCAATCATTTGGCCAACTTCATAGTCATCAAGCGAAAGTGTTTTCATTTTAATTTGTTCATTTCCCTCAATCAGTGAAGCAGCATAGGGGAATAACAAAAATGCAATAACAATTAATAGAAAAATTATTATTGTGTTTTTTCCTTTTTGCATATATAACCTTTTGATTGTTGATGTTTTTATTTCTGCATCAGACATGCTATAACCTTTTAAAAGTATGACAATAATTTATATGCTAATATACTAAAATTCTAATTCAAAATGAAATTCGACCCTTGTTCCAATTATTTGGAATTTGATCAGTTTTTAAAATCTTTTTATTTTCTTTTCCGTTTGTAATCCAGATAGTCCCAAATTGAGAATTTAATTTGCCTTTATGCATTCCTTTGTGAGCTTTTTTCATTTTTTCAATTGTTTCAGGAGTATGTTTTCTTCCTGTAAAAGTATCATGTTTAGTCCAACCATGCCAAGTTCCATTTTTAGATTTTTCTAATATAGTTTGTCTTTGTTTGTCTGTAGAAATTTTTTTCTTTTTTTTATTTTTCCAAGCTTTACTTCTACCAAGACTGCATAGTTTTTGATGTTTAATATCACAAAATCCACCTTCGCCTCCATCAGTTAAATTACACAGATTGTTTTTACCATACTGTTTAATTAATTCAATTTCTTTATCAAATGCTTCTTGTTCAATATTTGTTTCAATAACTTTTTTATAAATTGGTTTTAAATTATTGTCTACAAGTTCTTTTAATTTTTGTGAAAAATTCTCATTTCTCATTATGTTACCATTTTTAACACTTGCATAATGAGAATACATTCTCTTATTTGTTCCCTTACCAACATAAAAAACTTTATTGTCTCGAGGATCAATAAGTTCATAAGTGTAATATTTCATTTTGATCTTTTCTCCATATTAAATAAATATATAGAAAAAAATCAAAAGTTCAGTCCGTGGACTAGCTGGGATTTGAACCCAGGTCTTGATAAAATCATAATATCAGTCATTTACAAGTTTAGTTAGTTTGCATTCAATAGTTTTTACGAGCTGAAAACTAACAAGAGGCTCGGGCTCTTTTTGCATTGTCGCTGCCATGATACCTGATGGGCGCCACATAACCAAGTGGGTGGTTTGCTCACCTTGCTCCGTTCACTGGTATTGTGAGCAACCAGTGGTTCTGTGCTTTAATTAAGCAAGAACTACTTCTTCAGAAGCACCTACGAAAGCAAGTGCATCTGCGAAAGTAAATGAAGATTTCTCTTCTGCGTCTATATTATTTGGAATGTTAAAGGTGTTCCAACCTACTTGCACTCATATTACTCTGTTACCAATCGAATCCTGTCTAGCCCGTCAAATGTTTTTTGAATTTTATAGTATTCCATTCACCAACAGTCTTCAATCTTACATTTAGTTGATTTAGAATAATATAAACTGTATTTTTAGAAAGTTTTAACAACTTTCCTATTTTAACTGGTGACAAAAAACATTGTTCATATAAAAATTTTATATATTTCTTTTCATAATTAGAAAAGAAGTTGTATGTTCCTTTGTAATTTCGATTTTTATTTCCTGTTTTAGTTTTAGCAATTTTACTTAACTTATTTTTTATAATATTTAAATTAGAATTATTAGTATAAGTATCTCCACCCTCACCACCATTAGCAATGTTATAACCAACAGGATTGTAACTATTTAATTTTTTAATCCAAAATTTTTCTCTTTCACAAAGCTCATCTTTTGTTTGACATTTTTCTAAAATTTCTTTTCTAAAATTTTCAATTCCATATTTTTTAATTGCTCTTTTAATCAGTTTTCCTGAACCCAAATAATCGTCTCTATCTTTTGTATCAAATCCAATATAAATTTTATTATTAACAATATTTGTAGTTTTGTAAATTTGCATTCAAAATTTATTTTCCTTTATACTTTGAATTATAGATTTTTTTAAGTTCTTCCCATTGACTTTTATATTTAGATGGAATTTTATCTGAATAGAATAATCTTGAATGACTTTTCTTTTTAGAACCAACTGCATAATTAGCACCTGTATAGTATTCCATAAACTCTTTGCCAACTTGAGGGCCTTTTACATAAATTCCGTAAGTTATAAATGTGTCATCATCTAAATATCCACTTAAAATATCACATTTAGGATTGTGGTTCTTATGTGAATTAAATTCTAACTTTACAAAATTTTCTTTAATTAAAGATTTTAATGTTGTTCTTTTCATTACATACCTCCAATAAGATATAAATATTAAGATTTTTTCAAACTTTTAAATATACTAAATAAACCAATCAAAAGAAAATCAGTATTTTTCAGTTTTATAATCTCTTCCAATTCTTCTTCAGTGACCCAAAGTGTCTTTGATGCCGCTTCATATTCAGTTCCATCACCAGTGATTGCTACAACATCATAATCGATCACTTCTAAAATGGCTACGTTTGTGCGAGAGGCCGTTATTTTAGCTACCGGAATATGACCCTTAAAGAAAATCATATTAAAATCATGTATTGCAATTCCAGCCTCTTCTTACATCTCTTTTGTAATAGTTGAAGCTACATCTTCACCCTCATCAATCTGGCCGGATATAACTGTATAATATAGTTTCTCACCTGATTCATCTTTAATAAAATATGGAGGACAAAATTCTTTTCTTATTCCAATTTTACCATTTAATAATGGCATTATAATTACACCATCTTTTTCTAAAACAGCTTCATAGGGATGCTCCTTTGGTGAAACTACTTTAATAAACTTACCTTGCCATAAAACTTCAAATTCCATTAGATTTTTCCAATCTGTTTTAATACAACAACTTCACTTCCATCTTCAGCTTCTAATTTTCCCTTCTCAATCCAATTAACAACTATTTGATCATATATTTCTTCATCAATATCATAAAAAGAAATGGATTTCTTTTGCTCCCTTATATACACAAAGTTCTTTTCCTTCAACAAATTTACCTTCATCAAAAAGATTAGGAACTCGTGTCAAATAAATGTTCCCAGGTTTTATTGTTTTTGGATCAACGTTTTCTTTTAGTAATGATGTCATTTTCATTTTTTATCTCCTATGAATTTGCTGGTGGCATATGATTTATCATAAAATCATAAAACATGTTTTTTTGTTGCTCATATTGAACAATGCTTTGTGAAACTAATAGATTTTTAGATTGATTTTCAGCATCTTTATAAACTTCATTAAATTGCTCATTTGTTATTAATTCTTCATCAATCAATATTTTTTTTATTGTTTTAACAGTGTTCATTAAAATAGAATTAGTTTTAACCAATGTGCTGTGTTCAGATGCAAGTATGTCTATAGCATCAAAAATCTCATTGAAAGTAAAAGCAATCTTTTCTTCAAATTGCTGATTGGGTGATGTAATTATTTTCTTTAATTCTTTTTTCATGCTTATAAATATATCAATTGTTTTTTAGTTTCCATCCACATTTTTGATATTGTTCAAACTTTTTGAATTTGATCTCTATAATTTCATCATTTCTGCATATTTTAACATATTCATTTCTTCCAAATTTGATATCAGTTTTAATTGGTTGTGGTTTTTCATCTATATCAGCAATTAAAATACCATGCAAATGGTTCATTTCATGCTGAATAGCAAATGACTCAAATGCTTCTTCAGCCAATTGGCCTCCATCAAAATCTACACCAAACCATTTGGGCTCTGGCATGTTGTCAGCTTTAATAAGAACCTTTAAGTTTCTTGTGACCAATGATTTCTTTTTTTGGATTGACATGCAACCCTCATTCATCCTGATTTTTTCTTCACTTACTTCCATAACATCTGGATTAATAAAATACAATGGTTTTATAACATCAATGACAAAAACATTTTTGCTAATTCCAATTTGATTTGCAGCCAAACCAATAGCAGCTTTTTTGTATTTGTTTAAATGATTGAGGGTGGCAAATAATTTTTTGACAATCAGTTCACCCTCTTCTAAAGATTCGCATGGCTCTGTCATTTGTGACAGATATTCAGTGTTAGTAACAATTTCACTTGGCGTTTCCCAAAACTCAAGTGTCTTAGGAACTTCATATGTATATATACCCTTGTTTAAGTGTCCAACATTTCTAATTATCATTTGCAACCTCTCCAAGTATATGTTCCGTCTTCATTTTGTTTCCCTATAACTTTTTTACTATGTTCAAATACATATTTTAATTTAGGTTGGTTGTCAACAAGAGCAGTGTAATCAATTGCTCCATCCTTTGCTTTATAGATTCCATTTTCAACTGTGACTTCAGCAATTATTTGTGAACGATTTGTAGAAATTGAAGGGCCTACATTTTTTTCTGGTGCCGATACTAATATGCTATTTTCTTTTTGTATTTTCGCTTTTTCTT